GTCTTGTCGTTACCATAAATAACTGCACGCTGTACTTTTTGAGACATTGCCTCGATAAAGGCAGAGTCTTCTGTCAGACGCCACATGCCGGACCAACCATTGATCAGAGCAAGTTTCTTATCAATTTCGGACAAAGCAGAAAGCATGCCGATCGAGTCTTTGATCTGCGCCGTGGTGGACTTGGACGGCTGGACGCCCCAGTTCAACATACGCCATGCAACTTCAGGCAAACCCGTTCTCACGGTCGTGAGATGCTCAGTCACACCGTTGGCCTCAATGGAGGTCAGGTCTTGAAGCATCTCATTGGTTTCGGACATCATTTCAATGATTTCCGTATCAATCTTCTTGTTTCCGTCTAAACGGGAAACGACATCTGCCAGTGTCGGATTAGAGGTATTTAAAATGCCCATTTATCACTCCTGTTTAAGTTAATTACCAACGCATCGGAGAATTCGGATACATGTCCGCAAAGCCGTTGTCTCGAGGTGTCGGAGCACCCTTAACGCCGGAGTCCTGTGAAGTCATCTTGCCGATGCGATAGAACAGACGAATGACTTCAGGGTGGTTGCAAAGGCCGGAATTGTTCAAAATCTCTCTAAGTTCCGGAGTTGCCAATTTTTGGTAAGCACCAACCGCTATCCCTTTATTCGCTTCAAAAGCAGCTCCCCCAAATTCAGGATCAGCTTCAGAGGCCTTCAGCCACTCACCGGCTTGACGAACCAAATCAACTCGGAGTTTGGTTGCTACAGACGGGGCTAAAGAGTCCAAGACCTTCTGAGCCTGCTCCTGAGAAAGACCTGCCTCACGAGCGGCTGTAGAAAACTGCTCAATGCTTGTCGGATCAATCGCCGGATTCTCACCGAAGTTAAAAGGCTCGTACTTTTCAGGAGCCGTGCTCTGCTTCTGCTGTTGCCCGTCATTGGTTTCCGGATTGGGAGGATTGACTTCGCCCAAAGCGTTTGGCATCCCGTCGGTTTTCGGAGGATTCGACTGGGTGGAATCCTGCTGCTGACCTTCACCTTGAGTCTGCTGACCTTCTGTAGAAGCGCCTTGAGTGCCTAGGCCAGTCGAGCCAGTCTGATTTTGTTCATCTGCCATTCTTTCTGTTCCTGTGTCATTACAAAATACTGTTGCGGACAAAGCCGCTGAATTTCACCTAAGAGCCAATAGCCTGTCTGCTTCTTGCCTTCCTCAAAAGCCATGCTCATGCCGGGCTCGGGCACTTTGGGATTAAATGTTGAAAGGAAAACTCCGGATCTTTCCAAGAGCCTCCAGGCAAAACGCCTTCCCGACTCCGTACTCAAGAGACTCTCTATGTCTCTGTCATAGGTCTCCTGCTCGATCTGCGCGTATCTCTCTCCCTCAAGCCTTGCCTGCTCCTCGTCGTAAAGGTTCTGCAACGGGTCGTAGTCTTGCCCCTCTGTCACTTAATCAAGCTCCAAGCAAAAGCAAACGGAACCGAGGCAATACCCAGCAGAATCAACCAACGAGCGGCAAAGAACCAGAGAGGAAATTTTTCACACATACTCAGCATCAATCTTCTCGCGTGCTTTGATATAATTAATTTCATGTTGAGAAGTTCCTAAAGTGTTTCTCGACACCGCCGCTGACTAGACCCCAGCGGCATTTTTATTTCTGACCATTATCAGGTAGATTTTTCTCGTTATGTAGACAGCACAAAGCCCCGACTGGCGGGGCTTGCGAGAAGTAAGGAGCTTTTTAATAACCTGTAAAAGCGCCCATTATTTGATCGGGGGATTGACTCTGAAGACTGTCTGCGCTGATCCCTAAGTTTTTCGCAACATTGGCTCCCTGCTGCATCATCGCCATCTGCTGAGCCGCTTGCTCTTGCTGAGCTCTTTGCTGACGGATCAATGTCACTTGATCTCCCGAGACAATGAAACGAGGATCAATCCCTAAGGCATCGGAATAATAGTCCACCCAAAAGTCACTATTGAACTTATCCAGCATATCCGGCTTCATTCCGGCTAAGACACCTAAATTCTGTGTAAAGCGGTCAATGGAGTTCGTCGTAATTGCTTTCTGAGCCTGCGCGAGAATGGATATAAATTCTACATTTACAGGAGCACCTTGCAGCTCTTCCGGAATCGGAGGAAGCATATTGGTTTCCACCATGCGCTCGAAAGTTAGAGCGATCAACGGATCCAGTGCCTCAGAATTCAATCGCTCAAGCACCGGTCCCATAAGGATCATTTTCTCTTCATGACGCTCGGCAACTTCAGTTGCCGTCATCGTTTTATCTGTCGAGTTTGCCATCATCATGAAGATGTCACGATAGAAAGTCTCGTTGATGCGTTCCCGGGTATCTTGGATATCCTGCAAAAGAAAATCCAAACGCAGAGGTACTTCAAAAGCAGATCGGATGTTCTGTGCTTGAGCGGCATTACTGTAGTACGTGACGCCGCCAGGAAGGATATTGGCGCCGGCATTCTTTAATTCCGCAGGCATAATCACCGGAGGATTGGTCTGATAATCAATCGCCTGAGACTTTCTCTTTTGCTCCTGCTGGAGCTGCTTTAAATCTCCTAAAGCTTCCATGCCAGGAGAGTTTCCGTAGATGTCTCCGCCGGTCACTGACCACCGGGCGCAAAGTGCTGGAAAGTTTCTAAATCCAGTTTCTCTTAGAACCTTATCTTCGGACGACTCAACCTCAAAATACACGCTTCTCCACGGCATGTTTTTATTGTCATGCTTCCTCGGATCGTAATTCAGACGAGGTTCAATCGCATTAACCACGTGAACCCAAGCGTCACGCTTGCCCTCCTCGTACTGCTTGCGTACCGAATCGCTCACGTTTTCCAGTCCGAACTCCCCGACCAGCATTGAGACCGTCATCCGGAATTCTCGGTAAAGGGTGTCCACTTGCCCTCGGGAATCGGTTGCAATCGCAAATTCACCGATTGTCAGCGGCATACAGTGGATTACACGCTCGTAATCATCAAGGATAATGGTTGCACTTGTCCCAAAGGCTCCGAGTTCCTCATAGGCCATTTGCAAGGCTCTATAAACGTTTGACTTATAGAACACCATCTGCATGAGACTCGTAACCTTACTCATCCATGCTTTGACTTCATAGCTCTCGTCGAGCTCAGGATTTAAAGTAGTCAGCCTGAACCATGGGCGCGCAGGACTTGTCATGCCGCTCATCATTCCGCCGGAAAGTGTTCTCAAAGCTCTGGTGCCGGTATTATCCAGTATCGCTCGATAGGCATTCCGATTGCCCTTGTTGTTTCCGGAGGGCAGGAACCGTCCGGAACGAGGAAGGAGCACCTCACTAATCTCTCTCCAGTGCGGCATCCAAGTCGATCGTTCCGCCTTAAGATCCTCCCAGCGGCGCCGAACTTGAGTCTTCAGGCTCTCCATCAGGTTATCCTCCTAAAAGGCTTGTACCTTTTCCAAGCTTGAGCTGATTTGGGTCGACGCCTAACGGACTCGTCAGTAACGTAGAACCTGTTTCATTTCCCGTGTTTCCTTCAAGAAGCGAGCCGACATCGGCTTGATTCTGGTTTTGTCTGGCAAACTCAGACTTCTGCTGATTCAAAGCTTTGCGGCTTGCTTCTGCCTGCTGATTGGCAGCTGACTTCTGTGCGTTGCTCGATTTGTGGGCTGAATACATTGAAGCACCTGCTCCAATAGCAGCAGATGCAATGGAAGCTCCGATAACCGTAGCAGTTGTTACTCCTGACATAACTCTTCTCCCTGTAACACATCATCCGTAAATTCTTGACGCGCCTGCCCAAGCGTCTCCGCTTTGGTAGCAAACGACATAATCAGTTTTGTGGGAACGAAAGTCCTGAACACCGTTTTTCTTCCCGGCGGGGACGTAAAGCATGCAAGCCCGTCCACCACAGACGTCCCGCCGTTTACCGTCATCGCGCACCGTCCTACAACAACTAAGGTCGTGGGGACTTTCATAAGTGCACCGACAAGTAAGACGTTTTCGGGAACAATCGCTATTCGCGTATAGACACCTGCGTGAAGTACCTCTTTGATTTCAATCTTCAGCTGAGGGGCCTCTTTGACGCTTTCTTCAATTCCGCGGATCGACAATAGCTCTTGAGGAGAGCAGGCCATTAGCTGCATAAGCCCTCCAAAAAGAAAACGGAATTGGTTTTCTCTGCTTTGTGACTGAGCAGTTTTTCAAGTCTTGATCCGGCCGGCGCCGAGACAAAAAGACCTGCTGAGCCAAAAAGAACCGCGGTGTTTCTCGCCCACTGCAAGAGCTTGAGGCCATTATTTCCGGTTCTGAAGGATTTGCTCAGGAACAAACTCTCTGTAGAAGCAAGCGTTTCTTCTTTGAAGTGCGGTACAAAAGAAAAGACCACAACTACAAAGCCAACCATCGTATCCCCGTTGAATGCGCCCGCAGCTTTCAAAAGTCCCATATCTTCAAGCTTGAGATACTGATCCTCATTGGGAGGTGAAGCAGCCAAGGTTCTGTTTGCGCACTCCTTGGAATACTCTTTGATCAAACGTCGTGCCTCAGGATACGAGAAAAAGTCCTTGGCACTTACGGGACGGATTTCAATCTCTGGCATATCTCTTAAACAGCGCTATTACTTCTTTAACGATCAATAATCCGAGATAAACATCTAACTCCCAGATAAGAATGTTTACCCAAACACTTACATTCACTGGCTTATCTCCATCGAACTTTACAGAGCAATTGTCGGGCAGATTTTTTTCATTATGTAGACACCCTAAGCGAAGGGGTCGTAGGCATTCCTGTCTAAGCCTTGGACATTTTCAGTTCTAGGAGCGATTCCATACTCCGGAAGCTCATAAGCAAAGGTCAAAGCCAGTGCGTCAGCGATATCGGGAGAGTGCAAGCCTCGCTTTTTCATTGAATCCTTACTCTCAAGCTTGATCGCACCGTTTGGCAATATCTCGTATTCAGGAGAAATCAAGTCGGCCAAAAGTCCCTCGTCTTGGGGCAATAGACCTTTGTTTTTAATCCATTCTTTCATGCGCCCCCACATCTCGTCGCGCTTAAAACGATAGGCCGTCGGATCATCCGCACTCCATCCGAAGTTGACGCCATAGACCTCAAAATATCCGTCGTCTTGCAAGACATCGACGGGGCCTCCTCCCACGCCGCCTTCGTCCACATGCACACGTACTTCCTCGAATCCAAGACGCCGGATACGCGCTATTGCCGCCTTGACCTTAGAGACGACCTCAACCGTAGACAGACCTCTGTAACGTTCGAATGGAAGTCGTCCGTCACGTCCGATTCTGTAGTAGATCACCGTCTCGTCGTTGCCGTAGCGAGCCACGTCTACTCCGATAATGGCAAGGTTTGCTTTAAGACCTCCGCCCGGGCGAGTCATCGCTTCTTCGACTGATTTTGTCGGAATAAACTGCGAACTGGATGCGTTAGGAAACTCACCCATGACACGGACACGGAAGAAGTCAGAATCTTCCCCATACTCTTCGAGCCATTGCTGAATCTGCTTTTTGTTGGTGATATGACAGGTGCGGGAGTCAACTTTACGAATATCCCAAAACTTAGCCTTGGAATGGAAACAGTCATAGAAACGGCCGGAAGATCGCGTGGGGTTTCCGAAGAGAAACATCATCGGCTCACCGTCCGTTAAACCGCCTTCGGCAACTTCATAGATGGCGGCAGGAATAGCTGAGGCCTCGTCGAAAATGTAGAACGGAGTCGAAGAAGCGGCATGCAGACCGGCAAAGGATTCTGCGTT